CGAACGGATCACCTTGTCCTCAGACATCTCACCGCGAGCCAAGTCCCGTGCCTCACGAACCGTCTTGTCAGTCAAACCATCACCAGCCAAGCCTTGACCGTAGTAGTCCAAACCTTTACGCGCTGCGCTCCGAATGTATGTCGGAACTTCTAGAGATACTTGACGCATCTCCTCATGCTCATATTCTTCGTCGTGAGGTTGCCAAGCGTTGCAGTACCAACCGCCAAGAACATACGCATCCCACTTCATGCAATACGCCTTCAACTCTCTGCCATCTTCTTGAATCATGTCTTCGTTGTAGTAATGGCAGTTCCCACATGCTCGACCTTCAGGAACATCAGGAGACAACGCAGGACGATAGTTGTCCGGCAACGCACGTTCGCCACCAGGTTCCAAACCTTCACCGATAGAGATTGCAATCATCTGATCAATAGCATCCTGCTTCGACTTATGGCAACCAAGAACTTCACCGTCTTCTTTGACGGTTGCCCAACCTGAACAATCAGGTGACTTGTCAGTTATGAAATAAGGCATCAGACCAACAACAATACTTCAGCATCGTCATCCAAGATGGAGAACGTCACCGATCCCAACGCACTCACATCAAACCCACCAAGCCGTGCCACAGCCACAGCCGACACCAACACAGGTCGTCTCGGTTTCGGAATCTCAACAACGATCTGTTCTGGTGGTTCATGTTTCTTGACCGGTGTGGCAGGTTGTCTCCACCAACGCGACCCAGAAGGAGGGATGACAGGTGGTTCAGGTGGGATCACTGTGGCTGTTGCTGTTGCAACCAGCCCATCCAACGGTGCATCAAGTACAGGGAAGATGATCGCTGACGCTGAAGCCGTCGCAGACAACCCACCCAACGATGCAGCCAACACAGGGAAGATCGTTGATTGCGCAGAAGCCGACGCGCTAACCCCACCCAACGATGCAGCCAACACAGGGAACAGAGTTGATTGAGCAGTCGCAGTCGCAGCCAATCGACCAAGCGATGAAGTCAGAACAGGGAACAAAATTGATTGGGCAGACGCTGAAGCACTAAGCCCACCCAAAGACGATGAGCCTGTGGCAACAGTTAGGAACTGACCGCCATCAAGAACAGCTGCGCCGTCAAGCGTTGAAGTGTCAAGAATGAACGCTGCACCACCACCAAGACCGAAGCCTGAGTTGTCGAGTGTGGTTGAGTCAAGGACGAACCGTTGAACGGCCATCACAAACCTACGATGTGAGCGTCAATGAAACGGTGAGATTGCCTGCACTAATTGTGTAGGTGTCACCTGCTGTGTAAGCACCAGCAACGATTGATCCAGAGAACAAGAAGTTTCCTGCACTGATGTTGTCCCAACAGGTGAAGTGCGTTGCATCTTGGTTGCCTGTGATATTCGTCCAACTAATATCTGCATCAGATGTCAATGCACCAGCAGAAGCAGCACTGAACGACACAGCCTTGCGAGTCGTTTCGGTTGCAGGGTGCGCAGTACCAGCAGTTCCAGGGTCTTGCGTATGCAACTTCACATACACTTGCGCAACAGCGAACGACGTGTTGTTACCCAACGCATCCATCCAAGCGTTGCCCAAGTATGCGCTGATTCCGTGTGCCATTAGTCTTCAACCCTTTCAGTGATCGTCAAGATACGCCCATCAGCGTCACGCTCAACAGTGCGAATCGTTGGCTTCGACTGTGGCATGTTGACTCGAACCACAGTCTCAGGAACATTGATGATCGGTGCAGGAACATTCACAGCCGGAGGCGTATAGTTCAACACCACTTCAGGCATATTGATATTCATATCCTGCGACTTCACTTCATACACCGAAGCAGGATCAGCAGGATTGATTGTTGACAACGCCTGCAACTGTGTCGAAGGAACACCAGTGTGCGCAATCTTTGGCAACTCCAACGAAGCCATCACCTCAGCAGGATCAAACCCAGACAAAATCAAACGCTGAGCAATGACCGACTTGCGATCCAACTCAGACAAGTTCGCAGCAGCAATATCCACGTTCGCCAACGGAACCCGATACACATCCCCACCCTCAGTCGGAGTCATGTCCTCGATGCGATGAATGTCGTTGATTGACAAGAAGCCTGATTGCAGACCTGTTGAGAACGCTGCATATCGTGAAGCCTGATCGCCACGCAACAGACCGTCCACGTTGAACTTCAAGAATGCGCGACTGTCCAACAACTTCTGGTATCCATCCTCAATCTTGGAGATGTACGGACGCAACGTGTGTTGAACGAAGTGGATCCCGTTCTGCTCTACTGACGCATACGACATCGCTCCAGCTGTGGTGACACCGAGCATTGATGGTGGGCATCGGAAGATGCGACCAATCTCCTCAATGGCGAAGCGGCGTGATTCTAGGAACTGTGCCGAATCGTTGTCAACAGTTGTCTTCGTGAACTTTGCTCCACCGAACAACACACCTGGACGATGTGATCGGCGCAAACCTTTGTGACCTTCTTCAAACGATGCAACCAAATCTTTGGCTTGCTCACGGGTGAGATTGCCTGGGAACTCGATGATGCCGGACGCTGCTGAACCTTGACCGAAGAATCGTGCAGCGAACTCCTCCAACGCTTTCGCCAAACCGAGGTTCTCTTTGATCAGGTCAATCTTGGAACGGCCACGAAGTTCACCTGGCAGACGCATCTCGGTGATGTGGATCATGTCGTCAGACTGGATCACGTCACGTTGCTCATAGATGAAGATCGGTCTGCGTGTTACTTGGTCACGACTGCAATCAACCTTCTCAGGGTTCAGAACAACCAAACCTGCAATACCTTGATCGTCGCGCAAGATACGTGTGAACGAGTTGCCATTCAACAGCAACGACACCAGCACTTGTTGGAAGTGTTCGGTGCGTGTCACACCAGACTCAGGGTTGTCAAGCCACATTGGTCGAGGTCGGAATGCTTTGCGTTCTGCACCTACCCGAATGTAAGTATCAACTGGCAAAGTTGAGATTGAATCGGAGATGAGACGCACGCAGGCGTACACTGCTTCGATCTTTAGTGAATCTATTTGGGTGACTGTCGTTCCAGCGTTTGTTGACTTGGCAAATCCGTCACCGGCTGCGAACAAAGACTGGAATGAGATTGCACGATCCTCGGTGCCTTGGTTCAGAAGTCGTGACAACATTTACTTTTTGACCTTCCTCTGACCGCGCTCATATGCGAATGCGAACAATAGAACTGTGAAGCCGACGAAGATCAGCCCGATGGGTACCGACACCAAGAATACTCCAAAACCGATGAGTGAAACAGCGAACAGTTCTAGCAGGAAGATTGTCATCTCCCTAGACTACAAAGAAACCTGCTACTGGTGCGACTTCCTGTTTGGATGTCGCACGATCTGATGCGATGGCCAACGCAATCGCAGCGTCAATCTTACGCTTCGACTTACCTTTCGAGAGTCGCCAACCTGACTCGGTTGATCGTTGCGCAGCCGACAACACTTGATCAGCGAACATCGGATCACCATCGTGCGCGATCACCTGATTGACAATCAGTTCGTACAAGTTGCCACACGCTGGGATCATTCGTGCAGCTGACTGAGGGAACTCAACCATCACATGATTCTCCGATAACACTTCAGCCGAACGCTGGAAGAACGCAGGGTCATAAGCGTTCTCCACCACGTTGAACTCACGGTTGATGTCACGAATGTGTTGCTCAACAGCAGACACATCCATCGCGTTCGCATCAGGATGCCAAATCTTGGCGCGTACCACGACACGACCATCTTGCGGTTGGGCAATGACAACAGCAATCGAGTCATGCTTCAACGCCATATCGACCCCAACGAACGTGGGCAGATCAGGCTTCAACTCCATATCTGACCGGCACAACTCCCAAGCCCCAGCAGGCAACCACGACTCGCCATCCGTTCTGACCCACTGGTTCAGACGGTAACGCCTGAACGCAACCTCAGCCGTCTGGTTCATGCTGACTTCCATGTCTTCCATGTCGAGCAAACCTTCAGCCAAGTTCGGGTTCGCAGCAGCCCAACCATCACGATCCGAAATCAAACAACCCTCTGGTGCTTCCCACCACCACATCCCAAACCGTTCATCAACCTGATCACCAGAGATGACACGCTTGCCATAGTTGTACAGTCGGCCACACAACGTGTCAGGGTCAAACCCTGCTGTGGTGATGCCAACCAGTTGTGGGTCTTTACGCGCACCCATACCCAAACTCAAGGCATCAAACAGTTCTTCGTTGGGCTGAATATGTACTTCGTCCAGAATTACCGTGCTGGGGTTTAACCCTTGTTGAAGCTTCGCATCAGCAGACAATACACGAAAGATTGCGCCTGTACTCGGCACCTCAATCACGTCACGAAACACTTTACAAATACCAGCCAACGCAGGCGAATTGTTTATCTGCCACTTAGCCTCATTGAAAACCACACGCGCTTGCATCCTGTCACCAGCAGCCGCATACACCTCAGAACCAGGTTCACCCTCGATCAAACCGTTGAGTGCGATGACACTGCCAAGAAGTGATTTTCCATTTTTCCTGCTGAGACCCACGAGGCTGCGACGGTACCGAAGCAGACCATCCTCACGACGCTCATACAAATTGACCAACAACTCCTTCTGCCAATCCGTCAACCTCAACCGCTCCCCAGCCCGAACACCCTTGCTCACATGCAGGAATGTTTCAGCGAAGTCAACTACTTCTTGACCACTAGACCTCTTGTACAATCTCGGCGTTGACCACGCTGGACTTGCGTTGCCTGTACTGATCAAGTTCATTCGCGACCCTTATCTCTTGAAGACCTAGACGCGCTCGATCCGAAGGGGTGAATCCCATCAGTGACATCCAAGCCGTGTTCTGCGCATCCATCTGCTCGATCTGTTTCACAGCAGGATGCGTCACCACCTGACCATTCGGACTGGTGTACCACCTGCGCTCCACATCCTTGCCCAACCACAACTCCAGTTCCGCGATCTTGTCGAAGTTCTTGCACAACCTGGTCATCAACGGTGTGTCGTGCAGCTCTGACAGATGCCGCCTTCCACCAGTCCACAACACCTGCCAGTAAGACGTGCCGACTAGCCCAAAGTCTTCCGGCACGGTAGGCACAACCGTCATGTCCACCAACGCAAGCGCACTCGATGACATCGGCTGCGCCTGCAAACCGTTCCGAATGCGTGAACCCTTCAAACGCTTCTGCTCGATTGGAAGTGTCTTGGTACCTCCACCAGTTCCCGTCCTCGGCCTGCCCATTCCCCAAGCCTAGTCGGGGGTGCCCAGCCGACCATGCGACTGTCGCGC